CTAGATGTGGGCTACTATATCAGATTCTTGCTTATACTCTTCAACTTTCTGTTTAACGTATGAAGAGTACCAAAATACATCTTTTTCACTTACGCGAATGGGTTGTTTGATTTTTCCAGAATTTACCCACTCATAGAATTTATCCTTCTGGATCGATAGAAGGTACATAAATTCTTTAGCACGTACACGACGATCAATCTCCATTCACCCCTCCTTACTTTCCGCTTTAACTTCTCTATCTAGTCGGTCAATTTCTGCAATTAATAAAGCTGCCGCTCGAACTAAATCTTGTCTTGGGCTTTTTGGCTTCCAATAACAATCATCCCAAGGCCAGTATTCTGGCGCTTCTTCGGATTGGTAGACGCCAGCAGGTTTAGCAAGGAAAGTCCACCCTCTGTGGATAACATTAGTTGTATAACTTGCAGCAGCTCGAGTAAGTTCATTTTTGCTGTACACATCATCATGTTCATTTGTCCAGCCTTTGATCTGGATCTGCCGCTCTCTTTCATTCAGAACATCTTTGACAGCTTGGCTACTATATAATTCACTCATCCCTCAGCTCCCTCAACCTTCATAAAAGTAATCCAATGTGTATTTGCTCTTTTGCCTGTGATGTGGCCAAACAATGGCTTTTGATCAGTCAGTGCTAGAAGCTCACTAACTTTGATCTGTGTTTCATTCCATTTGAAAATTAAAACACCACCATTGGCCAACACACGAAAGCACTCTGCAAAACCTTTTCGAATATCTTCTCGCCAGTCTTCTTGCAACTTTCCATACTTAAGAGCTAACCAACTTTGTTTGCCTGCCTTCACCAGATGAGGAGGGTCAAATACAACTAAAGTAAATTGGCCATCCTTAAACGGCATGTCGCGGAAGTCCATCATTACATCCGGTTCAATCACTAACGAGCGACCATCACACAATGTATGTTCTTCTTTCCGAATATCGCCAAACACTACATTTGGATTTTGACGATCAAACCAGAACATACGAGAGCCGCAGCATGGATCTAAAATTTGTGCATTCATCCCTCAGCTCCCGATTCGCTTGCTTCTAGAATTTCTTCATTAGTTGCATGTCTAACTTCCTGATCACTAAACACATGGATTAAACAACGAGTAGGTTTATTGATAGTTGTTGCATGAAAACCGTTAGAGTTTATTGTGTCGATATTCCACACTCGTTTGTCACCCTCAATCACAACTTTGTCTTGAGCCTTGAATTCACTTAATCTCAACATGGCTTTATAAACATCTTGTGGCTGACACAAACCTTGACTTTCATTAATCATCTTTTGAGTTGGCTCTCTAGGCACAACCACGTAACCCTCTGGCACCGCCTGAGCTTTGGCTTTTTGCCACAGTTCCCACTTCTCTTGCATGTAACTATCGACATATTTCCCTACATAGTGCTTTTCATCTTTGCCAAGTTCATTTGAATCAAACCTTTCGAATAAGCTTGCCGGAGTAGCGCAGGGTCTTTTATTTAATTCAAATAGCTCAAATAGCTCTCTTTCCTTATTCAAATCTGTCATGCTGCACTCCTTAGCTTGGTCTTTTATTGAATTTGTCGAACGTTGCCATGAACTGATCAACACTGAATTGAATTGTTTTCTTGGCATTGTGCGGTTCAAATTGAGCAGCATATAAAGCCATACCAAGCCACATTACTGAAAATGTGAAAACCTTTGCTGAGTCTTTATCTTGACTATTCATTTCATCAACCATAGGGCTAATAATCTTCTTAAAGATTTCCTCAGCGATTTGGTCAGAGGTTCCGCTAATTGTGTTTAATTCGATTTTTTTCATGCTGCCACCTCAAACTTATAGCCTTTCTTGTCTAAGATTTCGCAAAGTAAGTCTTGGCAAATCTCAGCGCGTCTAATTAGTTGTTTCTCGCGAGTTGCATCACGCTCCTTGTAGAACATAGTTACTCGTCTTTCTGGTGGAATATGACCAACAACATGCCAGTCAATGTTCTCGTATTTCTTAATTAGATAATCAGGTGTATCAACCAGTGTGTATGCAATTGCAGATCTATTCAGATCACGTATTAACATGTAGTTATCTAATTGCCACTCATACAACTTCTTATCACCAGCCTTAATTTCAATTGGGAATGTCTTTTTTGAATAAGCCGACTTGATATCAATAATGATGTCTTCATCTTGCTCATCTATATCCCATTCACCAGTGAATAAATCAGTAGTTATGCGTGTCTTGTTTTTCACGTAGAAGTTGCCAGTCACCTGATTAAGTAGGGCGATACTCTGATCTTCTACAACTTTGCCTTTTTCAATTTCTGGCGTATTTAATTCAGGTTGCCAATCTAAAAGTATCTGGCTTGCAATCTCATAAATATGGGAAAGTGCGCCTTCTGGAATGGTGTCTTTTTCAGGGTAAGCCATAAGCTTACCCACACCCGAAGCTCTAAACGGGATCATGTTCTAAGACCTCCGTTTTTGCTTGTATATAATTAATCTGCTCTTCGGTTAGGTTGTAGTGATATTTAAGGGATTCAATATCACCTTTGCCGTTTCGGATTTTCTGAATAGCCTTTTCAATTTGTTCTTCTGTAAGAGTTGGTCGATTATCAGCAGTATCAGGTGTCACATCCTTAATAGGTTGACCACTTTCAGCGATGCGTTCAGCTTCATCTTGATCATGAATACCAACAAAACCAAAAGCTAAGCGTGCACATTGAATAGTTGCTTTGTGACGTAAGAAGCGAGAAGGGTGACTCTGCCAAGGTCCCTCCACTGTATATCCGGTCTTAGATTTAAATGGAGCGCGATAGCACTCTGCTAAATATTCACGAACAACAGTAGGGTGGTCACGGTCTTTACGGTAGATAATGCATTCAACCCACTCAGGTGCAGCAACTTTCGCGCCTTCCATCTGAACCATGTTTTCTGAAAACTTAAATTCCATACCATTGAAGTTTGAGTTTCCGTTGATAATACGGGACCAACCATCCACACCAACAACTGGAATAATCCCTTTGTTTTTATCTGGAAATGCATAGATTTCTTTGGTCCACGGGTTCAGCTTGTATTGACCTGCGACAATCAAAAGAGAAGCCATTTGTGCATCAGTTGCAGGTGTTTCAGTACGGAAAGCGGTTTGAATAAGCGTTTCCTTTAACTCTTGTGGATTAACATTTACCAAGCCAAGAGTTTCTGCAACGCTTGCAATCTGAGTAGTAATAAGTGTTCCGTTTACTGGCGCATTCATAATCTTCTCCTAATTCTTTGGTGGTTCTGGCTCAGGTGCCCAATGCGTTACTTCATGAAGATCGTATTCAAGACCACTTGATAGAGATGACCACATTGTTGAGTAGTCACCGAAATCTTCACCATTTTCACCATATGGACCATCTGTATAATCAGTTGTTAAAAATCCATCATGAATGACTCCGTTTTGGAGTCTGAAAAGCACAGAAGTGTCTTCCTTTGGCATTTGTTCTTTGCAGCAAATCCACTCCATCACGCCACTCCCGCTTCTTCATCCGCCAATTCTTCGGCGTAGTATTTAAGCTGCTCGTTTAAGCTGTGTACTTGTGCGTCTGTTAGCTTGAAACGTAAGCCAATTGGTGACTCAATGCCGTCTTTATCAGTCACTACAGCATGAGTTTTTGTGTCTACCACAAGCACTTCATATTCTTGGTCACGGGCACAACCACTAAACTGATCAGTTACTTCACGAGTGTCATAAGTCGTTTCTGCTTTCATCTGACAGTTAAGAACATTGCAGCCGTAAGTTAGATCGAAATAAACCGTTTCACCTTCAACTTGAATGTCAGTAGACATATCTAAGTAAGGGAAAGAAGGGCACAGCAACTCGGGTTTAAGGGCTAACATATTCATCAGTTAGCTCCTTCCACTTGCACACGCACATACATGTTCTGTTTTGCTTTGAGTTCGTTGACGTGTTGCTCGTCGGCACAGCCTTTTAAGAATGCAAATACAATGAAGGTGATAACCCAGAAAGCTACGAATGCTTTCGAGCCATCCTTAAAGGCTTGGCTAAACTTGTACTTTTCAATTCTTTGATTCATACTTATCTCCGCATTTGATGCAAACCGCCTAGACTCTGACTCCTATGGCGGTTTTTGTTTGTGTATGAGAAGATAGTAAAATAGATTTAACAAACTGTAAAGAGGTTGGGTAAAATAAATTTAACATTATTTTGATTTTAACTTTTTAGACAAAAGAAAACCCACCATGTAGGTGGGTCTTATTAGCTGTGATTTTTAAATCTTTCGATATAAGCCGACAACCTTTCCAACCAGGCGGCAATCTTCTGTCAGCTTGATTATTTGCTCATCCCATTTTGGATTTAATGGCTTCAGATACTTGGTTGTACCTTCAATAATAAGCTGCTTAAAAGTGGCTTCATTATCTCCAGTGCAGGAAACAATAACCAAATCCCCAGTCTTTAAATCACTAACTTGAAAATCAGGATTTACATAAATACGATCTTCTGGCTCAAACTTTGGCAACATTGAGATGCCCGTCACTATCAGCCCATAGCCATTCCTTCCACACTCCTTGATAGGCGGCAGATACTCATCAACCTCCGCATCCCTTAAAACGGTTTCAATTGGCTCAAACGACCCAGCAGCTACCCATGAGATAACAGGAATAGGGTGCCCATCAAAAGGTATTTTTTGAGAAACATCCACATTGTTATCCAGCCGCACCTGAGATTCTTTTCCTGACATAAGCCAGTTCGGGTCTACCTTAAGCGCATTGGCTAGATTTGTAAGATTTTCGCCAGTTGGTGCTGATTTACCCTCTATCCAATTCCCTATGGTTGGGCGTGATACACCAATCATGCGAGCGAGCTTTGCATTACTCACATCCATATCAAGCATTAATTTTGAAATTCTCTGACCAATACTCACAAGGTATTCCCTCATCTCAATGTAAAAACATTTTAACAAGTGGCGTTGTAAATGTATTTTACGTGTGGTAAATTATATTTAACATTTTAGTTAAGGGTTTTTTACTATGGATTTCTCTTCTGTAGCCTCTCTTAAAAAACATTTCAATGCCGATTCAGATCAAAAGTTAGCTGAAGCACTGGCAAAAATTGGAATCTTAAGAACTGGCGCACGTCAAACAGTCTATTTGTGGGGTGGAAAAGTTCCGCAGCACATTCAGGATGCATTGGAGCTTCGCCAGTACCGTATGAATGACAAGCAAAGAACGGAAAAAGCGAGTTAAACATGGGAGTAGATGATTTGAAAGAAGCAATCGAAAAGGGGTATCTGGGCGGGAAATACACCGTTCCGAAAACCATTAAATTTACACATGAAATGCTTGATGCAATCGCTGTTGCTAGCGAAACCAACGAGCAGGATACGTGTAGCTGGATGCGTGAGGTCATAGCGAAAGCTCTACTTGCTGAAGATGCTAAGTATGAGCGTATGGCAAGAGCGCGTAATCGGTCAAAGTGTACTTCGGGCACTTTGGTACACCAAAAAGAAAGCCCATCTGCGGGAACAGATGAGCTTGATGTTCAATAACTTTGGAGATAAAGAACAATGAATATGTTATCACAAATTCAAAATGATAATAACACAGACCAAGTGACCATGGTATCACTTGAGCTTGTTGACTATATCAACGACAGCCGAAAGTTTGACGAAAAGCCAGTTCAGCTTCGCCATGCTGATTTTATGGCAAAAGTGCCAAAAGTTTTAGGGGGAGAGCTGAGCGAAAAATTTCGTTCAGTGTATACAGACACAACTGGCCGAACACTACCTTGTTATCGCTTCCCAAAACGTGAAGCTTGTCTTATGGCAATGTCGTATAGCTATGAGTTACAAGCCCAGGTGTTTGACCGCATGACCGCAATGGAACAACACATTGCAGCTCAAAACCTACCATCCTACGCAATCGAAGACCCAATCGAACGCGCCAAAAAATGGATTGAAGAAGAAAAGCAAAAACAGGCTGCTATTCAGCAATTAGAACTCGCAGCACCCAAAGTCCAGTACTTCGACCGTGTTGCCGACACCAAAAACCTTTTAAACGCCTCCCAGGTAGGTAAAAAGGTCGGCATGTCAGCGGTAAAACTCAATCAATACCTTGCTGATATGGGCGTATATGACCGTCGTATTGCCGGACGCACCTTTGCCCAATGGTTTATTGACAAAGGTTATGGCGAAGTCAAACAGACAGAGCAAGGCTACCCGCAATCCAAATTCACCAATAAAGGCGAACAGTGGGTAATTGAGCAGCTTGTGAGTGAAGGGGTGGTGCAATGAGCTTAGATGCAACTCGCTGGGCGTGGACTGCACCTGTAGAAAGCTGCCCTCAGCGCACCATCTTACTTTCGCTGGCTGACCGCGCAGGAGAGGATCATAAGGCATGGCCAAGCATCAAACGCCTTGAGGTTGATACCAAATGCGACCGCAAAACCATTATGAAAGTTTTGGAGCGTCTGCAAGAGATAAACCTTATTCGCTTTACTGAAGAAACGCGTGGCAATGGGGTGAAAGTTTATCAATTGGTTGGTGTACGTGGCCGCGAAGATGACTTAACCAGTACCAAAAAAGGAACCAGTACCAAAATTGGTACTAGTACCAAAAACGGTACTTCAACCAGTACCAAAATTGGTACTGCGACCAGTACCAAAAACGGTACACAGAATCTATCAATAGAATCTACCAATGAATCTACCAATATATATAAAGGGAAATTCAACTTTGCAAACGCTCTAGTTTCTCAAGGGGCAGATCAAAAACTTATCTCTGAATACATGGAAGTTCGTAAAGCAAAGAAAGCCGTTAATTCAGAAACAGCATTCAAGTCACTTATCTCTGAACAACAAAAATCTGGTCTCACTTTAAATCAGGTCCTTGAACACTGTGTTGTGAACTCATGGAAAGGATTTAAGGCGGAGTGGATCAAGAATCAGAGCACAGTCCATGGACAACAAAACAAACCATCTCGCTGGGATGAAATTCAAGAGCTAATCGCAAAAGAGGAGGCAGGCAATGAACAGTATGGTTTCTAACAATCAAAATGCAGTAGCACATATCAATTCAGCAAAAGTTGTTGGAATCTTCAAAGCGATTGCACCTCGCTCATTTGAGAAAACTTTTGAAGGAATTGCAACAGAGCAAATCAATCATGCAATGAAGATCTGTCTTGATGGCCTTACTCATGAGCAAGTGAACAAAGGCTTATCAATGGTCCGTGATAACGGCTACTGTCCAGATCCTGCAATGTTTCGCAAATGGTGCTTAGGGATTGAAGGCTTTGGTTCTGAGCAACAGAGAGCAATTGATTCATACAAGGGTAAGAACGCAGCACTAGCAAACATTCTTAGATGGCGTGCAGATCAATCAGCACCAATCACAAACGCTGAAAAAGAAGCATATGACCGTTGTTATGAGATGTTCAATGCAATTGAGTGGGCTTACAACTCTGATAAAGCTGCATATTTAGCATATGACGCATTTAAAGAAAATTATGTGGAAGTGGTTAAAGAACTAGTCGCAAAAGGAGAACAGCAAGGCATCTGGACAGCACCAAAAGCAATTAGCTCCAAAGTTAAACGAATGGTTAGTTATGCCCAAGATTACCTAAACAGCAAAGATGGCGTGCATGCATATTTTGCAAGTGCAGCAGGAATCGCTAAAGAACAATTCTTCTCGATTACTAGAGCAGAAGTCAAAGAGCATCAGGATAGAAACAATATTTTTGCATATGACAAAGCTTTGTACGAGTTGATATCTCAGAAGCTTAATTCTCTTGTCTGGGAAGAAGAAGAGAGAGGTGCAGCGTGAAAACTTTAAATAGAACAAAGAAATTAAACTTTGATGACCAGCTTAGCTTACTCGTGTTTGGCTGTCATGCATCAGCGCCTTTCAGTGTCAAAGACGTGAAGGAATCAGTGTTTGATTTCAATCGAGGAACCATCTACAGCAATCTTCAAAAATTTGTTGAATGGAAATATTTCGAACGTGTTGGGAAAAATCATTACAAGGCAACTCAATACGCAAAAGACATCCTGAATGTTAAAGGGGAGCTGAAAGCATGATCGAATTTGTAGATTACACCTCAATGATGAAGCTCCGCAGAGATTACAACCTCGGCACTCGCAATAAAGAAACAAGAGCAGCAGCAAACCTCTACGAGAAATTAAGAAAGCTGAAAATGCTAGACCAGCTTAAGCAGGAAGCCATTACTAAACGTTACAAGGAGGCGGTATGAGTGGGTTATTTAATGTTTATAGCGCTTCGCGAACAGGGCATTTAATTGAAGGTTTAACGCCATTCGAAGTGTTAAGAGATATGGATAAGAAGGGGGAATTAGTCGTTGGGGGGATATTTTACAGCAGGGGGCAAGTAAGAAAAGAGGGCATTGATAAATGTGCTGATCTAGTACTTATGCAAACTGATACTCCAAAAATGGAGTTTGATTGGAGTTCCAAGTACCTAAAGGTGTTCTTTTTTCAGCTTGAGAGTTCCAGGCCAATAGTTATTACACAGGATCTCTTAGATGCCTATGCCATCGTTAAACGTGACGGAGAACAACAATGAAACCAGAACAGTTTATTCGTGATTTCGGGGTGGAGAAGGCGAGAAAGGTTGTTGAGGGCGCGCCTGATGGTCACAAAGGATACAACGGTGTTATTAACCAATACACAAGAGGGGTTTGGTTTAGTAGGGATGTGATGCTTTCTGACCTCAAGCGTCTCGTGGAGTCTGTTGATTTAGTAAATAGCTTAGGTGGAATAAAAGCAGCACGTTCAGAAGCTCATAAAGATTGTTTTGTATATAACCAGCCATTGCTAGCTGCTATTGCAGCATACGAATCAATATACGGAGGCGGGGATGATTAAGTTTATTACCGTATGGGTTCTCACTGTGACCCAACACCAGATGGTTGGTAGTGCCACCGAGTCAACATACCAGCTTCAATATGCAACTCAGTCAATTTGTGAAAAGCAAAAACTACGTCACGAAACAGATCGAACAAGTGCGCGGTGTGATTTTCAACAAGTGCCAGTTTATGTGGGGAGCCAGCCATGAGTGAGTTTAAAGTCGGGGATAAGGTCGTATTTCAAAACAGTAAATCAGACCATACAGAGATTTACACTGTAGAAGCTGTTTTAGATGGCGGTAGATTTCTTGGGATTAACGATTACAGGCAGGCATTTTCATCAATCAAATTCAGACATGCTGAGCCACAAGAAAAGGCAGCAGGCCACCGCATTGACATGCCTTCTCTGCCTAAGCCAATTGGGAGCTTACAAGAGTTACATCCAGAGTTTGCAAAAGTCTTGCACGAGAACTTTCTAGAGTTGCTAGGCGATGAATCCAACACTGTTCAGGTGGCAAAAGATGCAATTGAACATGGTAACGACTTAGCAATGGTGTCAATTGAAGGTGTTGAGCACGTATCTATTGCTCAAGTAATTAAGCCATTTCCTTGTGAGGAGTTCGGCGACGACTCCCACATAGAAAACCACATTTCGCCGAATTGCAAAGTGGAGGATGTTTGAGATGGATAAGAAAGCACTATTAGAACAGTTTAAGGCTGAGGTTGAGGCATCTGGAACATCCTTAACCCATATATTGAAGATGTGTGAGTTTGATGAAGTTAGTAATGACTTTAGGTCAGACACAATACATGACTACTCAATAGGTTGTTTGAATGGAGCTTGGTGGATGTTTCAAAGACAGCAAGCGAAAGTGGAGGAGCTGCAAGCCCTATACACTCAACAAGGCATAAACATGTTGAAGATGCAAAAGCGTGTGGATGCGGCAGAGCTTAAGCTCAAAGAAATTACCAATATCGCCATGAGAGCAAGGCGGGGTGAATACTATACAGAATCAGGAAGAAACGCAGGATTAAACATTGCTGCGCAGTTAGAACAGGCGCTCAAGGGGGAAGGGTGATGAAGCTAAGAACAATCCCACAAGAATATGAAGCAATGCAGTTTAAAGGCATTACAGAAGAGCTAAGCGATTTTCTAAAAGGCACTGATTCAAAAGTTTATATGCAAGGAGAAGACTTTGTATTGTCTGGGGTTATCGGGAATCATGGCATTGATATAGGAGATTATTTGTATAAAACAGATTCACCATTAACCCTTGTTCATGTCGCACATAACGATAAATCTTTCAGCAAATACTTTGAGGTGCTGCCATGACCACATTCAAAGAGGCTCAAATCATCATTGGCATCGATCCTGACTTAGAAAAGTCGGGAGTTGCCATTCTTGGTAGTGATCTTCAACTTAAAAATCTGACTTTTCCAGAAACGGTTGAACTATTCAGAAATGAGCAGGACAGCATCAAGAAGGTCGTGATTGAAGCAGGTTGGGAGAACAAGAAAGCCAATTTCAGAGTAGGTGGTGGTCACTCAAGACAAGTGAACGAGCAGATTGCTAGACGTGTTGGGATGAATCACGCGACTGGCATCTTATTGGCTGAGATAGCACAGGCATTGGGCTTAGCAGTTTTATTAGTGAAGCCAACTAAATCAAAACTTAATGCAGAACAGTTCAACAAAATAACTGGGTGGCAAGGTCGCACAAATCAAGAACAGCGCGATGCAGCAATGTTGGTTTGGGGAATGAAAGGGAAGAGGGTGGCGTGATGGAAAGCAAATTCAGAGCAAATCTTAATTATCCAGTTAGTGACCATATGGTTATTGATACTGAAGAGAATGTAATTCCATTTGTTCGCAAGAACCTTGAGAAGTGCCAACACATACAGGTTGAAATTGACACTAAAGCACTAGAGCTAACATGTCTTACTTGTGGTGTAAAAGTTAATCCTGTGATGTGGATTAAGGACACTATGCAGTATTGGCATAGACAACAAAGCAAGATAACTGAGCAAAAGCAGGCAATAAAAGAAGATCAAGAAGAACTTAAGAAACGAGCTAGAACACGCTGTCAGCACTGTTCAAAAATGACAGCGATAAACCTGAAGAACAGCCAGTTTCAATTAATTAAATAGGTGACGGTATGAATGCGGCAGTAAATCACATTATGCAAACAACGGACTGGACTAAATACAGTCTAGAAGAATGGCTTTATCAATTTGGGGCTTGGATGTACTCAAATTCTGGAACGTGTGGAAAGAGCATAAACCCGATTGCTGTCGCTATGGATCAGGCTGCCAAGAAGCGCAAGCAAGAGGTGAAGGGCAAAGAGCAGATCATGGCTGATTGGCTGTGTTCTGACGATTCAATCATTCCTAAAGGGCGTGGAAAAGTAACATGTGAAATCACCGATAATGAAGCGCGTGCAGTTCAGAGGCTCATTCTTGACATGCAAGGGCAGTCGGAAGTGTTAGATGGTTGGCTTAATGCTGTAATCAAAAGATACTTCTATAACAACTCTTGGTCAGAAATGGTTGTAACTCAAATGAATCCAGTTGGAGATATGGTTGTTGTCTATTCCCAAAATGATGCTAGAGCAGATGTTAAATGTGGTTTAGCTGCTATTCACTGCCGATATAGCTTTATTAAATACAAATAGGTAGAGAACTTGACCTTGTACAAGGCAAGTGTTATATTCGTGTTAGAGTGGTGCGAAGTGTAAGTAAGGCATCACTGAATAAATAGCTCATCATTCGATGGGCTTTTTTGTTGTCCATAAAAAGACAATTACCCTGCTGGAGTGCTGACCAGTGGAACATGCCTTTGAGTAAACTTCCTTCGGGAATCTAGACTAGGGAGTAGCGTCCCGACCTAATGAGGATTGAAAGCAAGTAAAGCAGACCGTGCATGTTAGGTGTGTGTGATTGTGAGTAGCGGTAGATCGGTTGCCGAGCTGATCAATATCGTAATCTAAGGCAAGGGTGTGGCAGTTTGCCATGCCCTTTTTTAAATTTATGCGCCATTCGTCTAATTGGATAAAACACCATAATTCTAGTGTGATTGATGCGGGTTCGAGTCCTGCATGGCGTGCCATTTAATTTAGAGAAGTGAATATACGCCAATGTAGTAGAGCGGCTCTGGTATTGGACGCAATAGTGAAAACAGAGTGGTTGTCGTGCCTTAGGGACTGTTCACTTCATCTAAGTTAAGAATAGGATTGTATATGGACACAATCGAAGCGAAGAAGAATCTCGAAATCTATAAACGTAATCTTAGCCGGTTAGAAAGTTATAACCACTTATTCAGCAGCCATACGTTTAAGACTGAATGTCAGCGTGAAGTGAATACGCTCAGAACCAGAATAGAGAACCTAGAAAATGCGTTCGACAAAGAGGCTAAACGAAATAAGAGCGCTACCCTGCGTTAGATGCGGCTATCCTCACTCACAAGCGGCTCATTCTAATTCAGGCAAGCATGGCAAGGGTAAAGGAATAAAGGCCTCAGACGCGTTTACAGTGGCCCTCTGCCATAAGTGTCATTTCCTATTCGATACGTATCAATTAGGCACAAGACAAGAATCAGAAGCCCTATTTGATCAGTGGTTAGAAAAAACAGAGCGGATGCTTAATATTAAAGATGGGGATGTTTTTTGATGAGTAGGACTCGAAAAGGCAGTAAGCCTCAAAATTGTGACTATGAGTATTGGTCTAAAAGAGTTGGGAATAAAGGTGGCGGACGTGGAATGGGTCGCCAAACCAAGAAAGAAACGCTATCTAGAGAGCGCATGTTAGGTAAGGCGGCTCTTATTAGTGAGCTTAAAGAGCAGGATGTTTTTTGATATAATATCTATATATTGGAGAGCAATGATGCGCAAGAAGAAGTTTACTAAAAAAAGATTTTATAAAAGATTAGAAGCTCAGGATTTGTCTGATCCAATAAGTATTATTAAATTTAAGGCTGCTTTTGAATTGATGGGAAAGAGTTCTCTTCGAGCATCTTCAACCTTCAAAACTGCTGCTGAACAAATTCAAAGAATTTCTATCAATTTAGATGAAATTATCTCTATGAAAATAGCAAATCGAGCAATTGTTAGGGCGATTACTGAAGATCGAATACGACAAATAATTTATGGAAATTAAGCCACCCTCGGGTGGTTTTTTATTGCGAGGTCAAAATGGAACCACGATTCGTCATCAAAAACCATTCTGACATCAACTATGTGATTGGCTATCTCAATACCAACCATGCTAAAGCAGCGAGTGAAGGGAAGCCTTTAGTTGTATTGATTGCACCTCAAGAGAAAGATAGGACGAAGGCTCAGAATAGGCTTCTTCATATGTGGTTTGGCGAAATGGCTAAACGCACTGGTGATAGTGCTGAGTCAATCAAATATGAAATGAAAAAGAAGTTTCTGGCAAAAATCTATCTAAAAGATAAGGTGGAAACTCAAGAAGCATACGAGGCTGTATTAGCTTACCGAGATGTAATAAAAACACTCCCGAGTGAAGAAAAGAATAAATACACAGCGCATTATCAGCGCATTGTCAGAATGTTTATTAAAGATCATGTGCGCTCAAGAGATGCTACCAAGAAACAGTTTTCTGAGTTCTGCGATAAATTGCATGCTTTTGCCAATACAGAGCTTGGTGTTTATTTGAAGTGTCCAGATGATCTTAAGTATGTGTTGGAATAAATATAATATCTTTGATATAAATATCATTCCCTTAAACCGAGATAAATAAATGCTTATTTATAATAATGACACATACATAGATAGTTCAAAAATTGAAAGCTTTAAAGCAAATCCTTCTTTTGATCGAAGCATCTCTATCACCATGGTAAGTGGTATTACGCATAAATTTACATATCCGTCGAAGGAAGCTACAGAAGAAGCTCTTAAGCAGATAAAAGAATCATTTGATCAATACTAATAGGCCGCCGAAAGGCGGTTTTTTAATGGGTGTCGTTATGGCCTGTAAAGGATGTGAGGAACGTCGTGACTGGATCAAACAACAATTCCAACTGTTCAAAGAAAGATTGCAGTTGCGGAAACAAAGAAATACTACAGTTGCTCACTCAGATAGTGGAGCAGAACACAACATTGATTCAACAAGTAGCACAGAAGGATCAGATAATCCTGGCGGCACTAGAACAGAACAATGAGTTGCTTATGCAGTTAAGTGAGCAAGAGTCTCCAGTTCTATACCAAAATAAGACGTTGGATTGAAGCATGGTTAGGCAATTAAGTGTTGCGAATATTGAATATGCAGGTGGTAAGTCTGCAAAAGGAACAAAGGTAAAGCTAAGTGATGGTAGTTACTTAGCCGGCGTTAGCTTTGTTGAGACTACAGTAGGTGTGGATCAGGTGGCAGAAGTTCTTATCCGATTGACTCCAGACTTTGAGAATCCAAATGAAACTACAAACACTCAAGCCGAGGCTGCAAGCACAGAGAACACCACAAAAGATTGATAGTTCATGGCGTTCCAATAAGTCATCAACTGAGCGTGGATATGGGTATAGATGGCAGAAAGCAAGAGAACGTTTTTTAAGATCTAATCCGTTGTGTGTTTACTGCGAAGCAAAAGGTTTGGTTGTGGTTGCCACAGTAGTCGACCATATTATTCCACACCGCGGCGACCAAGAGATATTCTGGGATGAAATGAACTGGCAGGCACTATGTAGTAAATGTCACTCATCAACTAAACAAAAAGAAGAAAATCAATTAATTAAATAATTTATGGTATAATTATTAGACAAAACAAAAGCTCTAAAGACTGGCATCAATAGAGCTTTCTAATCAATCAATCTAGCAAGGAGATTGAAATGACTGTAGATAATTCTGCATGTTTTTCTAATTTAAGTAAACCAATGATTACTTGTCCCATATGCCTTGTAGCATTTATACCAAGACAAAAGAATTCTGTTTACTGTTCTAGAGCTTGCCACGATAGGAGACCTAGAGCAAAGCGCAATAGAACTTATAAGCTCCAATACATTAGATGTGCTAACTGTAAAGAGATTAAAGGTATAGAAGTTAAAGGTGGAAACCATGCGAAGCTTTGTTGCTCTCGTAAGTGTGGATTTGAATGGCAAGCTCACATTAGTTCAGAAAGAAGTAGATTAAGGGCTATCGGTTTGCGCGCTAAGAAAGAGTTAATACCTATTAAAGTCATAAAGGAACGGATTGCACTTAAACGAATTAAAGCAAGGAACAAATTAATAAGATTGTGTTTGCACTGCAATCAACAGGTATTTGAAAAGTACAGAAGGATTCATACTAGATGTTTGGCTGCCTACAGCGCAGAGAAGAAAGCAGACTACAAATTAACTGATTCATATAAGAATGCAAAGAAAGCAAATAGGGTTAAACGCAAGGCTATTCAACGTGGCGCAACGATTGCTGAACCAATTAATCCTTTGTTGATATTAGCCAGAGATAAATGGAAGTGTTATCTGTGCGGTGTAAAGACTCCAAAGGAGTTAAGAGGCTCTTACTTTGATAATGCGCCTGAGCTAGATCATGTCATACCCTTGAGTAAGGGTGGCTTGCATGTTGAATCAAATTTGAGATGTGCTTGCAGAAAATGCAATGCAGAAAAAAGTGATCAAATTTATCAATTAATTTGAGAAAAGGTGGGGGGAAGGTGTTTCTTAAAAATCTTTTATTTTTCTAGACCGCCCGCCCTCTCACTTATAAGAAAAAATCAGTTTTCAAAAATATGTTAAAGGAGGGTATATGGCTTTAACAGAAAAGAAGAAGGCATTTGCCCTTGCAAAACGAAAAGGCAAAGATAATAAAGAAGCGGCTATTTTGGCTGGATGCCCTGAAAAGACTGCATCTGCGGCTGGTGCTCGTTTGGCAAAAGACCCTGATGTTATTGCCTATCTGGAACGACTTGAAGAAGCCACTCCAGAGCAAGCTGTTAAACATGAGGTTAAACCTTTAACAACTTTCACATCTATCCAGACTGCTAATAAATTGGACGATCCGCTTGAGTTCTTGAAGTCAGTCTACACAGACCAAGTGGAAGACATGGCGCTGCGAGTTCGAGCTGCCCAAGCCGCCCTTCCATACGTTCACGGCAAGGTAGCTGAAAAGGGCAAGAAAGAAACCAAAGAAGATGCTGCTAAGGCTGCAACCAAATCAGGTAAGTTTGGCACTTTAAATAACCAACTGCCTAGTTAAGGAATTATTCATATGAGTTGGCTTTCATTTAAAAGAATAGAGAATGGCAACTATAGATTTGAAGAAGGGAATCTGGCTATTGAATATGATAGTACGGGATTAGTTAAAGTCTTTAAATCTGAAAAAGTTGTGCATACCAAACAATTTAGTTCACCAACTAAAGCTATTTTAGGCGTGGAGCCAATCTATAACCAATATAAGGCTTAAGTATGTCATCGATGCTTCCAGAATGGACAACCGCTTGCCCAGACTGGGAGGAGCGTATTGTTGCTAAAAAGTCGCTCATGCCTTGTGAACCATTATTTCCACAAGTTGCAGATGTTGCAGAGAGAATATTTAAAGAATTAATCCTTGTTGATGTGATGGGTAGCCCGAAGATGGGTGAGGTCACGCTGCCTTGGGTATTGGAATTTGTGCGTGCAATTGCAGGTGCATTAGATCCAAATACTAAGCGCAGGTTAATCCGTGAATTCTTCCTTCTGATCTCAAAGAAGAATACTAAGTCGACAATCGCAGCAGCAATCATGCTTCTTTTGCTGATTCTTAATGACCGTCTTTCTGCCGAACTTATTATCTTGGCACCTACGAAAGAAGTCGCTGACAACAGTTTTAACCCAATTCGTGATTTCATCCGTTCTGATGAAGAACTCAGTGAGATGATGAATGTGTCTGAGCACACAAAGACTGTTACTCACTTAGGAACAGGGGCAACACTGAAAGTTATCGCAGCAGAATCAAATGCAGCAGCAGGCAAGAAGGCTTCAATCATTTTGATCGATGAGGTTTGGCTTTTTGGTAAACGTGCTAATGCTGAGTCAATGTTCCGTGAAGCAAAAGGTGGTTTGGCATCTCGGCCAGAAGGCTGTGTAATTTACCTGTCTACCATGTCGGATGAAGTGCCGTGTGGTGTATTCAAACAGCTTCTTGATTATGCCCGTGATGTAAGGGACGGGATTAAAGAGGATAAACAATTCCTTCCTTTAATTTATGAATTCCCTAAAAAGATGATCGAAGCAGGCGAACACTTAAAGCCTGAGAACTTCTACATCACTAACCCAAACTTGGGTGCATCGGTTGACCTTGAATATCTGATTTCAGAGTTTAAAAAGGTTCAAGACGCTGGTGAAGAATCACTTCGAGACTTTTTAGCTAAACACTTAAACATCGAAATTGGCATGAATTTACGTGCTAACCGTTGGGCAGGTGCTGAGTATTGGAATAAGCAAAAACATGTTTTCGGCTTAGACCAACTAATTGAACAATCAGATGTCATTACGATTGGTATTGATGGCGGTGGATTAGATGATTTGCTTGGATCTGCGGTTTTAGGGCGTCTTAAAAAAGATCCACGCGTCTGGTGGCTATGGAATCATGCATGGGCAAATAAGATCGCATTAGAACGTCGAAAGGAGAATATTCCTAAATACGATGACTTCAAGCTCGAAGGATCTTTAACTGTTGTTGATCGTGTAGGCGATGACATTGACCAACTGGCAGCAATTGCCAAGAAGGTTTATGACAGTGGCAAGCTCAATAAGATCGGACTAGATCCATTAGGTTTAGGTGGTCTTTTAGATGGCTTGCTTGAAGCAGGAATTCCAGAGGAAAGTATGTTCGCTGTACCACAAGGCCACAAACTTATGTCCTACATCCTCACCACTGAGCGCAAATTAGCAGAAGGCAATCTCTACCATGCTGGACAACAGTTAATGACTTGGGCAGCAGGTAATGCGCGGGTCGTGATGATCGGCAATGGTATGCGAATCACAAAGCAGGAATCAGGCGTTGGAAAGATTGACCCATTGATTGCCACATTTAACGCAGTTGCGCTCATGTCTATGAATCCAGAACCAACAAACAAAGAATATAACGTCTTTTTCGTCTAACTAAATTTTTAACTCAAAGCTCGCTAAATGCGGGCTTTTTCTTTTTTAAAGGAGAGCTTAATGCCTGCTCTACAGAAATCATTTGGCTCTTTTGAAATCAAGAGCACAGACGAGGAAAAGCGAACTTTTAAAGGGATTGCAAGCACACCAAATGCAGACCGTGCAAAAGACATCATGGTCCCAAGTGGGGCTAAGTTCGAGCTTCCTATGCCACTTCTTTTTCATCATGAGCACAGCGCTCCGATCGGTCAGGTCATTGATGCAAAGGTTACTGATAAGGGAATCGAAGTAGAGATTCATATCCCAGAAATTAAAGAAGAAGGGAACTTAAAAGCCCGTGTCGATGAAGCCTATCAAAGTCTCAAGTATGGACTAGTTAAAGGGCTTTCAGTTGGGTTTTTAGCCGATTGGGAACAAGCCGAATTTATCAAAGGTGGTGGCATCCAGTTTAACGATTGGGAGTGGTACGAGCTCTCATTAGTGACCATCCCATGCAATCGCGACAGTTCAACAGATTATTCAAAAGCTTTCGAGGAATACAAAGCCGCGTTGGGCAATAACCCTCAGAAACCCGCAGCAGATGGCGATTCATCTGAGCAAAAACACGTAATTGTAAAACTAAATAGCCCAACAAAGGGTGGAGTAATTCTATGAATAAATATTTAAAACAGCTTCTTGATGCTTTAGCACAGAAAAATGCAGAAAAGCAGGGCATTGTGACCAAGGCACTTGATGCTGGTCAAACGCCAAATGAAGAAGAAGAGAAGCAGATTGAAGGCATTGATGCTGAAATTGCAACTCTTGAAAAGAACATTGCTCGTGTAAAAGAAATGATTGCACAGGGTGAAAAAGCTGCAACTACTGCAACGCCAGTTGCAGGGCAAAACCCACAAGAAGCACAGAATGCAGCAAATGGAAATCCTAATCCTACAGAGCAGATTGTTGTTAAATCGAATCTCCCGAAAGGTATGCCATTTGCTCAGTTTGCACGTGCAAAAATGCTTGCATGTCATGAGCAGAAGAAAGGCACATTGCTTACAGTCGTTGATGCTGCTAAACAACTGGGTTATGGCGAAGATGTAGTTCAATATGTTGAAAAGGCTACACTTGGTACGACTACTGATGCAGGTTTTGCAGCTCCATTGGTTCATCGCGATACCTATACAGGCGATTTCATTGAATTGCTGCGTAATGCAACTATTTTTGACAAGTTAAAAGGCTATCGTTCTGTACCATTTAATATTGAAATTAGCGGTCAATTATCAGGTGGTTCAGCGCAATGGGTTGGTGAAGGTGAACGTAAGCCATTAACGAACCCTACTTTTGGCAATGTTGAAGTAGATGAACACAAGCTTGCAGCAATCACTGTGTATACACAGGAGTTGTTACGTCGTGCTGACCCTGCTATTGATCGTTTGGTTCTTGATGACCTAATTGAAGCCTCTAAAGCACTGATCGATACAACCTTCTTGGGAACACAAGCAGAAACAAGCACTACGCCAATTGGTGTTTTAAATGGTGTAACTGCAATCACTCCTTCTGGAACTACGGCAGCACAAATCGAAGCCGACTTGATGAAGTTAATCACTGCTTTTGTTACAGCTAACTTGAGTACAGATAATTCATACTTCCTTATGAGTGAAACACGAGCTATGCAATATGCGCTACTGCGTGATGCATTAGGTAATACTTACTTTAATGGTATGAACTTCAACGGCACACGCTCTCTCTTGGGCATTCCAGTGGTTACGTCTCAAGCAGTAGGCGACAAAGTTATTCTTGTGAAAATGAGTGAACTTTTGGTGGCCGAAGATGGCGGTGTGGACGTGGCGTACAGCGACCAAGCGACATTAGTCGATGGCTCTACAACACACAATTTGTGGCAAGAAAACAAGTTTGCCATCCGTGTTGAGAAATTCATCACGTGGGCAAAACGTCGTGCAATTGCAGCAGCATACATCGATTACACCGTAACACCTTAATGGTGGTCTGACTAAAACAGCTCCTTAATTGGGGCTGTTTTCATATCTGAGCAATGAAACTTCATTGTTGAGCTATGGGAGCAGCTATGAAAATTGAATATTTACAGGTTATGCATGACGCCAATGTGGGCGATATCAAAGAAGTAACCGATTTTGAAGCAAATATCTTGATTAAAACAGGTGTTGCTAAGCTTTTTGAAGAACCTAAAAAGGCACCGAGCAAACCTAAAAAAGAAGTAAAAACTAGCGAATAAAGGCGGTAAAAATGGGCATTTTTGACTGGTTAAGAGGTAAAAAGAGCTTTCAAAGTGTCCATAGTGCTGGGCAGACTTGGAATAGCCTATTTGTGCAAGAGCCATACTCAGGTGCTTGGCAGAAAAATGATGAATTAACGCGTGATGACCTTGTTGCATCTTATGCTGTCTTCGCCTGTGTAAGTCTTATCTCTAAAGATATTGGTAAATTGCCAATTCTCTTAAAACGCAAGCAAGAAGGGGTGTTGGTTAATGTTGATATCCCTGAAAAGTTGCGAGTTTTAAAGAAGCCAAACAATTACCAGACTTGGCAGCAGTTCCAAGAACAATGGACTTCTAGTTTATTGCTGCGTGGCAATACTTACGTTTGGAAACTACGAGATGTGTTTGGCGAAGTCTACCGAATGGTAGTTCTTAACCCTGATCTGGTCTGTCCCTTAGTTGATGATTACGGCAATGTGTTTTATCAATTCAATACAGATCGATTGACACAAACCGAATCAGTGATTGTACCTGCATCTGAAATCATTCATGACCGCATTAACGCCTTCTATCATCCACTTGTTGGCCTATCGCCAATCATGGCATGTGGAGTGGCAGCAGGCATGGGCGTAAAGATCATCAAAAACGCCGCAAACTTCTTTGGAAATGGAAGCAGACCGGGTGGAATCTTGGTCGCTCCAGGACCTATCACGAAAGAAAAGGCCGAAGAGATTCAAGCCCGTTGGAACACGAATTATTCAGGTGCCAATTTCGGCAAGACTGCGGTCATTGGTGATGGCATGACTTATACCGCTCTAGGTATGAGTGCTGCTGACTCTCAAATGATTGAATTGTTGGAAATGTCAGGGCGCGTGGTTTGTAGTGTTTTCAATGTGCCACCGTTCAAAATTGGCATTGGCACTGCTCCAGACGACTCAGAGAAGGCAAACGGCATTTACTATTCTGACTGCTTACAAGCACTAATTGAAGCACGTGAAAACTTGTTAGATGAAGGCTTAGACCTACCATCATTTAAAGTTGAGTCTTTCCTTGATATCGACATGCTTATTCGCATGGATTCTGAACGCTACCATAATATGGTGCGTGAAGATGTTAAAGGATCATTATTAACACCAAATGAAGGCAGGGCACGAATCGGTAGATTACCTTTAGAGGGTGGCGATACAGTTTACATGCAACAGCAAAACTTCTCGCTTGAAGCACTAGCTAAGCGTGACGCTAAAGATGACCCGTTTAATTCTTCATCTAGCGCTTCACAGCCTGCGCAAACACCTCAAACTGATGCAGAACAGCCAGAAGGTGAAAACGCGCTTAAATCGCTCTATAAAGGCGTCTTCAAGGACGATGTTAAGTATGCGAAAGGGCAATTTGTCACTAAAAATGGCTCGTTATGGCATGTAGAGAATGACCATTTAGGCGAATTTGATCATAAAAACTTTAAGTTGTGCGCGAAGGAGTGGACAGAATGAGCATAGTTACTCTTGCAGAAGTAAAAGAACACCTTCGCTATGACGATGATTCAAATGACACGAACTTGGAAATCTATAGAAAAGCGGCTGAATCGGCCGTTTTACGCTATACGGATGTGATTCACCATGTTGAGCCATACCCAGAAGAATTCCGTTTGGCTGTGCTTGTGTTTGTTGGATATTACGACAAGCACCGAAACGCTGAATCAGATGCACCTGTGAATGGCAATTTTATGCCACAGCCAGTGCAATCTCTTCTATTTACTTATCGAACGCCTACGGCTGTGTGAGGTATTTATGGGACAAAATGCAGGTGAATTACGTCATCGTGTAACCATTCAGCACTATACCGAAGGTGGCCGAGATGAAGACGGCTTCCCAATAGAAGGCGGTTGGTCTGAATACAAAAAGCTTTGGGCTAAGGTGACTCCATTATCCGCTAAAGATTTAATTGCAGCACAAGCCGACCAATCCGAAGTAGTTGCACGAATGAAAATCCGCTATCGAGAAGACATCACGACCAAGATGCAGGTGCTTTGGAAGGGTCGAATTTTCTCAATTAAAAGCCAAGCTCTAGATGATAGTGAAGACTCATACACTTACTGTACTTTCTTGCTTGGACAAGGGCTTGAGAAACCGAAATAGTGTATAATATTTGAGTGGCTAGGCTGATCACCGAACGCTGTTTTACCTGAACAGTTGCCACAACCATAATCAGGTTTTGCAGAGGTGCAATCATGACCAATAAGAAAAAATCACCATACAGAGATTACCTTAATTGTGAAATCTTTGAAGGCGACATTATACAACATCCATCAGGTGAAAAAGGCATTGTAGTATTTGAGCAAAGAACAGAGAGCGATTCATCTAATTGGCTTGTTCAATATGAGGATGGAATTAAATCGAGATTGTGTCTTCAAGTTGGAGATAAAGGCCAAGCATATGTAGTTGAGGCTGGTTATTTAGAGCAAATAGACGGGATTGTCCATAATCAAGTAAAAGAAGCTCTTAAGAATTTTGAACCACAATTATCTATCTTAGAAAGCAAGGATGATCTTTTAGCATTCGCGTACAACAATGATTATGACGCATGTGTCGGCTACAAGAAGCTATCAGAGTTAATTGTAGAAGAACTAAGTGTTGTGGATGATCACATTGAAGGAATTAATAACTTCGAAAGCTTGTGGTTAAAGTTGAAAGATGAGGTTGAACAAGCAATAGCAGATGCTAAGAAAAACCTAGAGTGAATAAAAATCTATTGAAATAGCCGCCTTCGGGCGGTTTTTTTTACGTCAGGAGAAACACCATGGCTGATGTAGACGTAAAAATCGAAGGGCTAGATGAAGTCTTGCGTAAGGTGGGTGTCTTAAAAGATAAGCGCAAGATTCGTAATGCAGCCATGAGAGCAGCCCGTAAAGGCATGAATGTTGTCCGTGATGCAGCAAGACAAAATGCAAAAGCCATAGATGACCCTGAAACTTCTGAAAAGATCTGGCGCAACATTTCTGTATCAGCAGGGAAAACCAAATCAATTGATTTAGTGCAAATGCGGGTAGGTGTCCGTGGTGGTGCGTCTTACTCAAATCCAACACCACCTAATACAAGTGGTGGAGACACGAGATACTGGCGCTTTCTCGAATATGGAACGTCAGAAATGCCTGCAACTCCATTCATGCGTCCAGCACTAGCAAACAATGTTCAAAAGGTCACAGATACTTTCAGTCAGTCTTTCAGTGCTGAACTAGACAAGGAAATAGCAAAACTATGAGCTTTCTTCCAATTTATCGAACACTCAATGCAGATGCTGCGGTTAAGGCTATTTTAGGAACTGATCTACGTGTTTATGAGGATTTAGCGCCTCTAGATACGCCTACGCCTTATGCAGTATGGCAAACAGTAGGCGGCAATGCTGAAAATAACCTTGATTGCCCTGCACATGTTGATCATGTCATGTATCAAATCATTGTCTACGACACACAGCAAAAGCGAGCTTATGAAGCTCGAGAGGCTATCCGCAAAGCTTTAGAGCCACAAAGTTATGTCCTAAACCCAAGCATCAACAATTATGAGCAAGACACGAAGCTTTATTCCCGTGGCTTTGATGCCAATTGGTTTTTAGACCGCTAAATCACACAACAAACTTGATCTACTTTTAAGAGAACCTGCACTTAGTGGCAGGTTTTTTTATGCCTGAGTGTTTTATTTGCATTCTCCATTCAGGCTCAACATAACTCTAAGGAGTAAAACTATGAATGCGAAATTTAATCCTTTAACAAAATTAGTTGAGGTTCAAAAAGGCGAGCCAACAACGACCACTCTACAAATTGCATTGGGTCTAGGACTAACACATAAGTCTGTTATCCAACTGGTTCGAACTTATCTTCCTGATATTCAGGAGTTTGGAAGGGTTAGATTTGAATCATCGAATTCCGCATTTGAAATGGCGAATTCAGGCTTTGATGTCCGAAACTCAAATCAAGGGCGCCACACTCGCTATGCAATCCTAAATGAACAGCAAGCATATTTTTTAATGACATTGATGCGTAACAGCCCACGCGTTATAGATTTCAAAAAAGCATTAGTAAAATCATTCTTTGAAGCTAGAACTCTATTACAAACAGACTACTTTGCTTTGATTCAGCAGCGTGAAGCATTAAATGCAAAACTTGATTGTGAGAAAGAAATAGCTAGTTCGTGTGGTAAAGGTCTAGCTGCTTGGAAAAAGCAACGAGATTGCTTAACTACAGCTATAGCCAATGTCGATCGACAAATCCAACCATGCTTATTTGATAGCGAGACAAATTCCCTTTAAAGGGTGCCATTTCAAATGTGACCCTATCCAAATCCACACCGCCGAAAGGCGGTTTTTTATTGCCTAAAATTTGAGGAGTAGCTACTCATGGCAGTTATGCGCGTACAAGGCACAAACGTATTTATTTTTGATGGCACAGCCATTACCAAAGCCGTTTGTATTAATGGTATTGATCTTGGAAGTGATAGCACGAGTAAGATAGAAAATACCTGTTTAGAAGAAACAGATTCTAAAGGTTATTTAACAGGTTTGAATGATCCGGGTGATGGTTCAATCACATTTAACCTTGATCCAGAAAATGCAACCCATTTAAAAATTATTGAACTTGCTGAAGACCGCACACCAATTACAGTTTATTTGGGTGGTAGTGATGGCACAGGTGAGCCAACTGTAACAACGGGCACGGTTACACTTCCGACCACACGTACTTTCTGGACTTTCCAAGCCACTCTTGCTCCTTCTACTCCGACATTTGAAGCTGATGCACTAGTTAGTTATCAAATCACGATGCAACGCAGTACAGGCGTTAAATTAATTCCTAAGGCTTAAGGTGAAAGATGAAAAAGTTATCAGTAGCTAATCTGAAAAAAGTTAGTCTTTCTCAAGGCGCACCAGTCGAAAAGACGGTGCATTTTTCTTTAAATGGGGAAGACTACGAAGCTCAGGTATTTGTTCGTAAGCTTTCATTCAAAGACCAAGAGCAGATCTTAAAGGCTTATAAGTGGAAATTCGATCCGAAAGACTTGGAAAACTCTAAGCTTGAAAGTGTTGATGGCATCCGTTTACAAGCTGCGCGTATCCTTGGCTCAATTTGCGAAGATGCAAAAGGTTCACCTTTCTTCAAATCAATTGATGAAGTTCTTGATTGTGACGTCTCTGTTTGCAACGCCTTTTATACTGTCTCAGATGAAGTGAATAACTTCATGGGAAAGTTGATGAAGAAGAACTCAAGCGAAACGAATTCTGGTGCGAACTCGTCAGTTGCGGAATCGGTGGAAGTACCATCGCAGAAGCGAAGCAAAAAATAACTAATGAAGAGTTCCACATCTGGTGGGCATACCGCCAGAAACGTGGATCTTTATTTGTTGGCCGTAGAATAGAGCAGGCAATAGGTAATTTATTTGCCCTTTATATTTCTTCTAAAGTTAAAAAAGGCACCAAGATTGATGCTCTAAATTATATGCCACATGAAAGCAAACCTGAGCCGCAGGATTTGGAGAGCTTCTTAAAATCTAATGTGGTGAAATAAATATATTCCTTTAATATTATTAGCATGCCTTGAAATATAAATTTAAGGCATTAAATACTTTATGGGAAATAATAAGGGTGCACTTCATTGAACAAAATTACATTAACTGAACCATTACTTTGTCATCTGCAAGATCAGTGGCTAAAAGAAGCTGAAGATTCTAGCTTCGACTCTGAGCGATTATTTTTATTAAAAAGTAATTTTGCACAAATTATTTCTAGCAATCTTTTTGGTAATTATTCTGAACGCATTAATCAGTCTACATTCTTTGGTATGCAAGACGATGCGGGCAAAATTATTGCTTTAGTTGAAGTAATTAAGGTTAAAGTTGGTAACGAAATTACATTAAAACTAATGTCAATTGATCTTTGTCCTTCTATTGAGCAATTATCAAAAGAAGATTATGATGTCTTCAATGCTAAAGTATTGGCTTCATGTGTAGCTACTTTCTTAGCAGAAAGCGCAAACTCTGGTTGTACTAAAGTTTATGCGCGTAATGATTCAACATTAGAATACTTAACACAACTGCATGTAGGCTTAACCGCTGCTTCGCAGGCTTTAGATGAACTTAATTTATCAGTTCAATTCGAGGGGCCACGGTGGTTGGCCTTCCGTTTTAAGAACTAGAATTAAGTTAAAGGATCCGCTATGAGTAATGTAATTAATTTAACGCAACAAGCCCAAGTCAAATTTGATAAAGTTAAGTGCGAACAGTTAATTGAGGCAGTAGCTGTAAAAGCACTTCAATCAATGAACTATACAGTTGCACCAATGTCTCAAATGAAAGAACGCTTGGATAAGCCTTTAAGTAAAGTTGCTTAACGTAGTTAAGGATCAAGAACCGCTAGAGATAGCGGTTTTTTTATGCCCTGTGCTATCCTCTTAAAAAAGAAGGGGGTAACCGTGTGAGAAGTTTTTTATTTTTAGTTTTAACATTGATATCTTTTCAGTACGTTGAGGCAGAAACTGTAGAGCCAAGTAGACTTGAGACATTGGCTGACAATTTAAGCCAAGGTAAAAGCGATTCTGAACGACTAAAGGAGCTTGAAGCATCACTTAGTAGTGACTATCTTGGTGGTGAAAAAGTAAATGGTTGGTTAATAACAGGTTGTGAAGTTGATAAATTCAATGGAAGTAAAACTTGCACAATGAGTAAAGATGATTTGATAGTGTATATCCATAAAGGAAAAACCTTTTTCCTAGTTGGAACAAACCACTTTCCTCGCAAGCAAACAGTGTTAAAGGTTGATCAAAATAAACCAATCTATGGTAGAGAAGGTTCATTTACGAACAACGGTCAAATCCTTGAGCAATTTAAGAATGGCAGTGTTGTAAATACTAGATATATCAAATGGCCATATGAAATGAATAGAGATAATGAAACTAGCCTAAATGGTTTTTCAGAGGCATACCGAGAACTGCAACGGCAGTATAGAAATTAAGATTAATAGCCCCTTAAAGGGGCTTTATTTTTGGCTGGAGAAAAGTAATGGCAACAAAGTTAGGAACCTTGACACTAGATTTGTTGGTAAGGACAGGTAAATATACTGAAGCTTTTAGAGATGCTGAAAAGACAACTAAAAGTTCAATTGCCAATATTACTAGCTCCATTTCAAGTATGAAAGTTGCTTGGGGAGCTGCTGGGGCAGCAGTAAGCCTTGCGTCTGGGTTAATGGCATCTAAGTTAGTTGCAGTACAGCGTGAATTTGATGTACTTAATGCTGGGTTAATTACTGCAACTAAATCTTCGAAAGACGCAAAGATTGCTTTTGATGCACTTTCGCAATTTGCAAAAGAAACTCCATATGGACTTTCTCAGGCAGTTGAGGCTTTCAATAAATTAGTTAATTTAGGTTTAACCCCTTCAGAGCAAGCTTTAATGTCTTATGGCAATACAGCTTCTGCAATGGGTAAAGACTTGATGCAGTTAATCGAAGCGGTTGCAGATGCTTCAACTTTTGAATTTGAGCGCCTAAAAGAATTTGGTATCAAATCAAAACAAGAAGGCGATAAGGTTAAATTCACTTTCCAAGGAGTAACTACTGAAGTTAAAAAGAATGCGTCAGATATTGAGCAATATTTAATAAAACTTGGTGAAAACCAGTTTGCTGGCGCTATGTCTGAGCGAATGAATACTCTAGATGGTGATATTGCCGGGCTAGAAGATTCATGGAATAGCTTGTGGCTTTCGGTATCACAGTCTGGCGTTGGTGATTTAATTCGAGTGGGAATCCAAAATGCTACAACCTCCATTGATGATCTAACAGACTTGGTGAAGTCTGGTGCTATAGAAACTGCACTAGCTGGAATGGGCAAAGCATTTAATATTTTTTCAAATGGCGTTCAAGATGATACTGATGATATTGGTATAAATTTTAGTGAATTGGGTAAGCACTTACTCCAAGTTTGGCAGTCTACTGTTAATGAACTTAATGCAATAGGTAATGCATTAAATATCGGTAAATCTTGGGTTCAAAAAGCCAGTGTGGGGATTGCAGCAGGCTGGGATATCATCACAGATCCATTTAACAAGCAAAGTTCTAATAGTGCAAAACAAGCTGCTTATGAAAGCAGCATGGCAGCAATTAATGCAGAATTGGCTTCGAAAAAAGATGCAGTGTCAATAGCATTAAAAAAAGCCGAGAAACAGCTTGCAGATTATGTTGCGGGTGCAAAAACAGGCGTTAAGGTCTTGGGAGACTACAAGGTAAAAACCCAAGAATCTTCAGAAGAGACTGATAAAGATACAAAGAAAACCCGTGAAGCAGCTAGGGCACAAGAAGAACTTAATCGTAAACTCGCAGAACGCGCTCAGTTGGCAAAAGAAGTTCTATATGACTATGGAACTGAATTTACAAGAATTGAAGCTGATCTAACTAAAGAGTTAGCACGATTTAACGAAGCATCACTACCATCAGCTGATAGATCACGCTTAATTGAAGAAGCTAAGCAAATTAGTGCTGCACGCAAACAAGTATATTTGCTTGAATATCAACAAGACTTAGATTCTTGGAATTGGTCAGAAGAGCAAAAGTTAGCAAAGACTTTTGAAATTGAAAAAGCCCGTATCGATGCGAAAGTTGGGATGTCTAAGGAGGAGCGAGCTTTACGTAAAAAGTCCTTAGATGAGCAGCGTGATGATGAGCTTAAATCTTTGAGGCTTAGTCAGGAACAACAATTGTTTCAGATCGAAGAAAGCTATATGGATGAAGCAAAAGCACTCGCACGACGGTATGAACTTGAACGGCAAGAGATTGAAAAAGTTCGTGATGCTAAAATACGTGCTGGACTACTTAATGCATCAGCAAGAGCGGAAGATAATGAGTATGAAGACCGTAGAAGAAATGCATATGTGAATTTCCAATCTATGTCATCTTCACTTAATGGTTCTGAGGAGTACTTCAATCTAGATAAAGAGTTAGAGGATAGAAGGAAAGTAATTGCGGATGCATTGAAGTGGAACAACATTACAGAAGATGAGGCTAGAGCAGCTAACTTAGCTGCTGAAAAAAAATATCTTCAAGATAGATTAAGTCTACATTTTATGTATGGTGAATCAATAGCTGAATCAACCGCAGATACGATGAAAACTGTATTTGGGGAGCAGTCGGCTGCATATAAAGCAATGTTTGCTATTCAAAAGGGTTTTGCCATCGCCCAGTCAATGATTGCAATTCAGCAGGGCATTGCAAATGCAATGAGTTTGCCTTTCCCTACCAACTTGGCTGCTGCTGCAACCGTTGCCGCAGAAACGGCAAGCATTATTGGCAATATTAAAGCAATTGGTTTAACTGGTATGGCGCATGATGGTATTGCGAGTGTCCCTGAGGAAGGCACATGGCTTCTAAATAAGGGCGAGCGTGTACTTAACCCTCAAGATAACCAAGCTTTCACTAATTTCATTAATGAGGGCGGTTCAAGAAACCCAACTGTCAACGTCTACACATTGCCGGGGCAGACAGCAACAGCAACGCAAAATGATGATGGTTCATTGGATATTCGTATTCAGCAGGTCGCTGAGCAAACTGTGGCTACTCAATTGGCTAACCCTAATAGTCGCATATCTAAAACCATGCAACAAAACTACAATGCGCAACGGAGAAGATAAGCATGAACAGGCTGAAATACTGCGTAACGCAAAGTGGTTACACGGCAAAGGTTGGGGATGGGGTTATTTCACAAAAGCTAGATGGTGGCGCTAGTCGCTACCGTCGTTCTTTAAAGAATGTTGCCCATATGGCTAATGTGCAATGGGTTGTGGGCGAAGGAGGCTATCAATATTTGATGGCCTTTTATCGGGTATGGCGACGTACACCAAGCCAGCCATTCATAGCTCGCCTGATCATTGATGATGGTGTACCACAGGACTACCAATGTTATTTCGTTGAAAGTCCAACATTGGCTGCAAAAGAAGGAAAGATCTTTACTGTCACTGCCCAATTTGAAGTTAAGCCGCAGCCAGAAGATGAAGCTATGGACGACTTAATTGTTGAGATTGGTAATGAAGGTGGCAGTGATGATCTATGGGATTGGGTAAATCCACTTGAAGAACTGGTGAATGATGATCTGCCAAGAGCGATGGAGGGTATTTAGATGCCTGACTATACATCCTTCTTTTTAAACTCAAGCAGTGGTGTGGTGCCGCTGGAATGCGTTGAGATTTCGCATCCAGACTTTATAGCGCCATTCCGGTTCGTCAAAAACGATACAGAAGGGGTGACTGTAAAGCATGAGGCAACAGGGCCAGATGTTACTTATGAATATCAACCTATGTCCATTCAACGCTCTACAGTCACAAACGACCTTGATCAAAAGCTTAGCCTAACCATTGCTGATGTAGACGATGAACTAATTAAATCGGTCGTATCTGCTCGGTTAGGTGCCAACTGGAAAGTTAGGCCATCAGTCAAATGGCGGTTGTATCGGGATGATGAATTAACTGCTCCAATGGTTTCATTGCAGACATTAGAGATTGCCACTTTATCTAAAGACAACTCTGGCAACTGTACTTTTGATGCACAAGCACCAGAACTTAATAGCGTAAAGACTGGTGAGATTTACTCATTAGAGAGATTCCCACTGTTGCGGGGCATGATATGAATCTTGACCATCTCCATAATCGAGTCTGGACCAAAGATTACACCTGCAATGAGTTCTTATGTGAAGCATGGAAGGTAGTTACAGGGCGTGATCTTAAGAAGCGCCTAGACAGATTTTTAAATGGAAAGGGTAGTTTTAAGAAGCTTAAGGAACCCGCTTCCCCCTGTATTGTCTTTTTTACGAATGGCAAAAGAAGCTCGACACATGTTGGGCTTTTTTATTGCGACAAGGTTTTGCACTTAACTGGTCGTGGTGTGCAGTACGTTCCACTTGAAATTATTTCCATGAATTTTCGGGAAACGAGGTTTTATAAATGAGTTTGAAAAAAGTCATCATCGTTCCTGATGTTTATGATCGTTCTACATGGTCAGAAGCTGATGTGGAGGATGTTTTAGCATATATCTATCAGCAGTTTGATGTATGGCCTGAAAACGCGAAAATCTACCATAATGATATGGCAGAAAGTTGTGATGTCACTCCTAATCATCCAAAAAGAATTAATGCGCAGATTGAGCATATCCAGACATTGGAAGGTACATTCTATGTAGTAATAGAGCCGGCATGGTTGCAAATTTTATTCTACGCAATTGTTGCCATTACTGCGGCATATAGTCTTTATACCGTTTTGACTATGCCAAAGCCTCAGGCACCAGTGTCAGGTTCTTCAAATAACGAACTAGCACAACGCTCTAACCAAGCTCGCTTAAATGCCCGTATTCCTGATATTTTCGGAAAAGTCCGTTCTTATCCGGATTTAATCGCGCAAACCTACACAATTTATAAAGATGGCATCGAAATTGAAGAATGCTTGATGTGTATAGGTCGCGGATACTTCCAAATTTTGGATATGCGAGACGGTGACACAGATGTTGCAAATATTGCTGGCACATCAGTATCAGTTTATGACCCGTTCACATCCATTGTTGGAACTCCGATTTACCAAGTAGGCGAGGCATTTACGGAACTTCCAAAGTTTGTAAGAACTTCTGCTTCGATTAATGGTCGGACTATTGAGCTGCCAAATAAAGCAGTGCTTGAGTCGAGCAATGTATGGTTTCAAAGCCCGAACTTAATTAAAGGCACTGGTTTAGACTTTACACAATACTTTGCTGCAAATGACCGTGTTGCCTTAAGTGGTGCTGTTTATGGTGTCCAAGATGTGAACCTTTCCGGCTCAATTATGGTGAACGAAAACAAGATGGTTATCATCGAGTCGTCTACCAATATTGATAATCCAAACTTGTTTAAAGGATTGCAGTTGACTGGTGCATTAGTCGATGTAGAGACTACAACAGAAACCCCGCCAGTAACTGAGACAAATACCCGTGATTTATCAGGGCAGTTTATTGTTTCAGGTGTAACAAAGACTGTCATTACTGGCGGTTTTCATTATGAGATTACCTTGTCAAATCCTGAAAAGGTCAATGCTAACTGGCAGTATGTTAATAACAGCTACACCATTACTGCGGGTGCTGTACTAAATCGAAATACAAACTTAATTACTCTTGATGACACCTACACAATCAATAGCGTAACAGCCGATACGATTGCTTTAGTCAATCCTTCAGCCATTAACAGTGATTGGGATAAGTTGCTTACACTGCCTAACCAAAGCACACAAGGGCAAGACGTCTTAGTCCGTTTTGATGCTGTAAGTTCTAAGTATGTCGGATGGTTCAACTTCGATATGCCAGAAGCGACCCAAGCAGTATTTAACTTCTTCTTTCCAAATGGACTCTTTTATCAAGATAGTAAAGGCGGTGTGTGGGAAGAAAAAATTACAGTAATTATCGAGTTGCAGGCAATTGATAGTAATGGCGATCCAGTTGGTTCAATCACAACGATTAATCAAGAGATTCGAGCTAACAACAAGTCTCAGTTTGGTAGAACGATTTACATTGATTTGCCGACTGCTGGTTCGTTCCGTTTTCGCTTAAGTCGCACTACTGCAACACAAGCGGGTAAAACCCAAGACACTTGCAAGATTAAGTCTGTTTATGGGATGGCCGATTCAACAATTAGCGATTATGGCAATGTAACTATTGTCCGGTCCCGAACTGTAGCGACTGACGGAGCTTTGTCTATTAAAGAGCGCAAGCTCAATTGTTTGGTAAATCGAAAGCTTCCTCTTGATGGCACAGGGCCTTTACAGGTCACACGTTCAGCAGGTCAGGCACTCATTAATTTGGCTTTAGATGAGCACATTGGTCGTCGAACAAGTGCAGAGGTAGACATTGCTCAAATCAATGCAGAGATTGCCAAAGTTAATGCTTATTTTGGTTCGGACCTTATGTCCGAGTTCAATTACACCATTGATGATGACAATCTAAGCTTTGAAGAAATTGCGGGCATGGTAGCGAGTTCTGCTTTCTGTGAGCCATACCGGTTCGGAAGTCTAACCCGTCTTAAGTTTGAGCAGCCACAAGAGAATGCTGTCTTACTTTTCAATCACCGAAATAAAGTGCCTTTAACTGAAAAGCGCTCTTATACATTTGGTGTGCAGAAAGACTATGACGGGGTAGAGCTTGAATATACTTCTGATGTGGATGATGCACGTGTGAAGTACATCATCCCAGAAGACACCACGCCTAAGAATCCATTGAAGATTACTACAACTGGTATTCGCAATGAAGCTCAAGCGAAAGTACGAGCGTGGCGCGAGTGGAATAAGCTTCGCTACAAATACATGTCTTGTGAAGTGGAAGTTCTGGACGAGTCTGAATTGCTGATTCGGAATGATCGTATTTTGGTTGCTGACAACACAGTTGTAGACACCCAAGATGGTGAGATTGAGTCAGTAGATGGCTTGATCGTTAGAACCTCACAACCATGCACTTTTGAGGCAGGTCATGACTACTACATTTATCTTCAAATGTCTGATGCAACTGTAGATATGGTGCCATGCACAGCAGGTGAAGATAAAAATCATGTTGTGCTAAGTCGACCACCAGTTCAGCCGTTAGTAGTAGCTGCCGATCGATATGTGAAAACACTTTACACATTGGTTCGCGCTGATCAAACAGAAGTACAGGCATTCATGCTTGAAGAACTTACCCCTCAAACTCAAATGACCAATACGCTTAAGGCTTCTAACTACGATGCCCGATTCTATGAGCGTGACCATGACTTTATTTAATTAATTAACAAAAATCCAAGCCCCTTAATCGGGGCTTTTTTTATGCTTGGAGAAAAGTAATGGCTGACGAAATCATTACTCGGCAACAGCTTATAGAAGCATCGGCAGATGCTGAAAGTTTGCAAAAGTTTATCAGTGGTTCTGATATTGAAGATGTATTAACTCGCTTAGGGATGATTTATCCAACACTTGCAAAACTTGTACGCATCCTTATGGAAACTGGTGGATGGAAAGCATATCAAACAGAAGCAGAACTACTTGCGACAACACCTACTGTTAATCCATCAGTTGGATACGCCTTTGATACAAAAAAAATGTACTTGTGGAATGGGACAAGTTGGTTTAATGAGGGTTTAAGCCAATTAGATCAGGCAAAACAATATACAGATGCAAAGGCAATTTTAGAGGCTGGCAGTGATCTAGCCACCCTGAAAGATATTAATGGTAAAACCGTCTTTTTAATCAAGAAGAGTGGTAAGTTCTATATTGTTGGACTGCCTAACGATATTGCATCTTGTATAAATACACTTAATGGTCTTATTTATACATCGAATTCTAGTAACTTAATTGAGAGTTTTGATCTAAATGGTCGACCTTCATTAACACAGAACAAGTCTGGTGACCTGATTTTGCCAAATATAGGGAACTTAACTCTTGCACTTAAAGCACTAAAGAATGATGTATCAAGTCAAAACTCTTTAAACCTTCCTGCAGCTCATATAAGTGGGAAATATGCTGACTATGTTTTAACTGAAGCAATGCCTGATTTCGAGCATACAGATTATTTGCTTAAAGCTTCAGACGTGAATGCCCTTAATATTTTCCCTCATGCCGTTACAATGCTTCGAATTCCAGCAATTACACGGATTGGAAAATCAAAATATCTTTTATTCTTTGAAGCGCGTGAAAACAGTAGCGACTTTGGTATGAATAGCCAAGGTGTTGCGACTGTTAATGTGGATGAAGCTACAGGTATAGCAAGTGTTTCGAACATCCAATGTTTACATGCAGCTTTTACTGATTCTGAAAATAAGCTTCGTACATTTATGAATGCTTGTGCTGTTAAGTTAGATAGTGGGCGGATTATCTGCTTATATGTACGAAGATATAGTACAACTGAGCATCAATTATATAAGCGCTATTCTGATGATGATGGTTTGACGTGGTCAAACTATGAGGATATTACCAGCGTTAAAGGTTCTACCGGCTGGAACCTGCTTTGCCCATGTTCACAGGGTTTAGTTAAGCGTTATGGACAACATAAAGGTCGAATTGTTTTCCCTCTCTGGACTTCAGGTACTGCATATATAACCACAGCTTTTAGATCTGGTTACGTTTACTCGGATGACTCTGGAGTGACATGGCACCTTGGTGAGTTTGCTGATTATGCTTCCGCAAGCGAGGTTCAATGTGCTGAAGACTTGAATGGCGATATGTTGTTTAGTATCCGCCTAGAAAATGCTACTACTCCTAAGATTATTGCGAGACTTTCCGACTCTACAAAAAAATACACGATGATTCAGACAAATAAGCCATTAACAGAGGCCACTATTATGTCTGGTTTAATCCAAGGTGAGAATAAATACGACAATACAGCGAATAAGTTCCAGCTAACAACGTGTAGAACCATGAGCAGGCAAGAGCTTTTAATTCACACATCTTACGATGGCGGAGAAAACTGGCGAACCTATTTACTTCCATCAACAGCAGGGAAGAGTGTTGCTTATTCTTGTATTGAGAATATTTCCGCAAGTAAGAAGTTCCTGATGTGGGAGACAGATGACACTGTGAATTTTAAATATTCAGTGGTCGCCTTAACAAATTTAGTAAATGAGGTTCAATAATATGGCAACTTTAGTGCTTAAATCATCGAATGCATTAGATTCATCTGTTGATGCTCTTGAGTTTACATTGTACAAGCAGCGCGTTATTGCTGATGGTGGTTTTATTGCGAATGAGGCTGCGGTCAAGGCGGCTTTTCAATATTGTTTTGATAACAACTTAACTGAAAGTGAGGTGTTTTCAGCGACAAGCGCAAATTGGGGGGTAAAACTTGAAGCAGGCAAGCCAAAAAAACTTTACTCTCTTTTTAATGAGTCTGGTGATATTGATGTAACAATTGGGACACCAGCATCAATTAATTACAACACTACTTCTTTTAGCATACCAGTTATTGAACTAAAAGCATCTTCATCAAATGGTTTAAAAACCATAGGAACAGCTAACAATGTAAGAACATCAGGTTTGTGTATCATAGCACGGGCGCCAATGTTAGCCTCTGGTAGCTCTTATGGGACAAACAGCACATTTACTTTAGGTGAAATATCCAACTTAACAAACTCAACATCAGCTGGTGAATCGCTAGATAAACGAATGAATACGCAGTTCTATACCCGCACTGCGAACACTGAACTTGCTAATACATGGCGATATCTAGCTTATGGTTATGGGACACAAGGAAATATTGAAACCACTGCTTCAGAACTAGCAGATGCATCGGTTTGGAACAGAACTTCTACATTCTTGCAAGCTGGGCTAATGCAGCTTTATAAAGATGGCTCAGTATTAAAACAAGATACATCTGTCAATGAAAAAACATGGATTAATGATTTGTATTTTAATATCGGTCGCGCTCGCAGTGCAGCAGTAGCAAATCTGGATTATTCTTCGCCATTGTATGGTTATGTAGCAGAAGCTTGGTGTCTAGTTAACACCACAGCAGAAAAGATGCGCATTTTATCTTTAAGGGCTTCGCAGGTATATGGCCCGTGATCAGCATTAAATAAATCTAACATATGCCCTTTGCTTCAATAGCTTAGGGCTTTTTTATTGCCGAAATTAGGGGGAAGGCATGTCAGATACAGAAAGTTATGGTATCCGCTTAGAAAAGAAAGTGGATGATATTCGGCAAGAGGTTAAGTCGCTATCAGAGAGCTTAATTCAGTTAAAAGCTATTAATGAACACCAAAAAGCCCAAAGTGAAGAGAATGCAAGAAAGATTGAGAAGCTAGAGTCAGGCGCTCAGAAAACTGAAGGTGCTATTACTTTTCTTAAGTTCTTCGGTGGTTTTGCACTTACTGGGATGATCACATTTTGTACTTGGATTGTTTCAAATAACCAAGCTTTGCATCAGCGCATTTCAGACACCAATCAAAAGGTTGCAGTCATTGAATCAAAAATTGCATTTAGGGGCACTCCATGAATGGTGAGAACACACGTACATATTTAGCTTTTGCAGCTATAGCAATCTCTTTTTTCTGTGTTATTGGTCTTTTCTTTATTGAGATGCCAGAGAAAAACCGAGATTTAATTAATGTGGCACTAGGTGCGATTCTTGGTTGGTCTGGAACTGTAGTGGCTTTCTACTTCGGCTCTAGTGACAAGCAGCGCAAAGAGGTAATAGGCAATGATGACATTCGATAAAGCCTTTGACCGCCTCATTGGTCATGAAGCTGGTTATTCTAATGATCGTCGTGATCCGGGTAACTGGACAGGCGGTCTTGTTGGTAAGGGGACTTTAAAAGGCACAAAGTTTGGTATTGCTGCAAATACCTATCCAAATTTAGATATTAAAAACCTGACGATTCAACAGGTTAAACAGATCTATAAGAAAGATTGGTGGGATAAGCTAGGGGCTGACTCATTACATCCAGCTATTGTATTTCAGCTTTGGGACTTTGCTGTCAATGCTGGGAAGAGTAGAGCAGTGAAAGAGCTTCAACAAGTTGCAGGTGTTCCTGATGATGGAATTATAGGGCCTAAAACTATTGCGGCTGTAAAAGCAATGGATGTGAACGATGTATTGTTAAAGCTTACTGCAGAACGCTTGAAGTTTTACACGTCACTTAGCACTTGGGCTACTTATGGAAAAGGATGGACAAATCGTGTTGCTGAAAATCTCATCTATGCTGCTCAAGACAATTAGTTTAATGCTGTGCCTTCTTTTCTCAGGTTGCACAGCTCACACTATTAATACTTCTGTGAATGTTGGGATTTGTGTAAAAGCCCTTTAAGTAGGGATTTCACTTGTGAATAAATATGCGCAAAATACAAATAAAACAAATGCTTTTGCGCACATTTTTTCTCAAAATTTATTTCTCAACTTCATAAATCAACAAATCATGAACTTTATCGAGTGTATTTTTTTGATTTTCAATAGCTAATTTTAATTGATTAAATGCAATTCTATAAGCTTCATGGTTTCCACTATCAATTGACTTCTCCATCCAATCCAATTTTGACAAAAAATAATCACGACGATCTGTAGTCCATTCTTGTAACTTTTCAATTGTTGCTTCTGCATTATCGTGACGTTGCCAAAGTAGGTGAATATCTTCAGTAATCTTTCTTCTTGACATTGTTTTAAAAATCCATTAATTTGAATTTACTGTCGTATAGACAGCTTAGAAAATACTAGATGTATCACTTACTAGCGCACAGCTAGCTCAAAACCCTCTTTAATGAGGGTTTTTAATTTTTAATCTAACAGTTTCTCAATACTCTGAATTTCTTTAAGACGCTTATCTTTAATCACTTTTAAATCTTTAAAAACATTTTTGGGGATAGGTCTAGAACATTGAAGCCAATGCGTAATTCGTCTCTCATCTACTTGCTTAATTTCAGATAGTGCATCAGCTAAAGCCTTTTTCCAAGATTTCCCAAATAATGCAATTCCAACTTTTTCCAAAATTACATTTGGTCTTTTCGCATAATACTTATTTTTAAACTCTTCTTCAGAATTTGCTTTGAATGTCAGATTGCCAAAAACATCACTTTCAGATAATTCAATTAACTCATCATATTCCGCTTTTGAAATGTGATGTGTTCCAAAAAATTGAATCCAGTAAAGAGTAGTCTTGCCTTTATTTTGAGCATACAATTTTGGATTGAACACTTTTGAGGTATCAAGACACTCTACACGAATATCAGTCCGTCCTTCTAATTGCGCTGAAATTTGATTTTCAATAATAGTTTGAGTATTCATTATAAAATTCCTTTGGTTGCCCCTTTCAGGGCATTTAAAATTATAGGTTAGATTCAACTAGCTTTTGAAAATCACTAAATTTCACAGTTGCTGGAATTTCTTCTTTAATGAATTTTAGAGCACTTTTAATTAATTCAGCTTTACCGCGACTATCTTCATCTGCGTAATATTTCATTTCTGAATCTTTAGCAACTTCAGCAGCCAATACTTCAGCATCATATTGATCATTAGTTTTTGAGGTTTCTTTTTTTGCAAGTTCAGCTTTAACAAATTCAATGATTTCAGCTTCATTTTCAGACTTGAAAACTTGTTTTCCATCTACAGCTACAACAGCATTGTCGCCTGACCAGTGCATAGATACTGCTACATTCTCTTTAGCTAAACCATTTAAGCCATTTTCTTTTGTGAATCCTAAAGTTTCCAAGTTAGTCATTAATGTTTTCATTTTGTCTGCCTCGCAGTTCTGAGTGATGCACTGTGCTTCTCTCAATGTGCTTATTATGTGCAATTATATTTGCACAGTCAAGCACTGTTTGCATTATTTTTAATCTTTTTTATAATTTTTTAAAAATGGAGATAGCAATGCAAGTCATGATCATGGTTTCTGAAGCGGGCAGAATGGAAAATACTTGCAATCTACCCGCTGATTTAGATAAGAATGGGAATGTTCTTAAAATCTATGACTACTCATTAAAAGAGTTGCCGATTAATTTAGATGGCACTGTCACTTACAACGGTAAAAGATGGACCTTTGATAAGAAGCAAAGTTTTTAGTCTTTCCAGCTATCAACAATATCAGCCCAGTCTTGCATCATTTTCCGTCTAGCCTCTAAGTGCTGCGAATGGTCGTACGATGCTTTCGTTCTATTTTGTTCTGCATGAGCAAGCTGTTTTTCAATCCATGCCTCTTCATAACCTTTTTCATATAACAGGGTAGATGCGGTCGCACGAAAGTCGTGGGCAGTTACATCATTTAAACCAATATAAGTAAGCATTTTATTTAACGTTGTCCTAGAAATCATACAGTCGCGTTTCTGAGGAGAAGCAAATACATACTTCTGGCCTTTAGTGATTGCATACTGGTCTTTCAAAATCTCATACAGTTGATTGGACATAGGTACGATATGAACTCTATCCATCTTCATTGACCTTTCTTGCCGTCTCCGGCGAGATGATCTAGGGAATTTAATTATCCGGTCATCAAAATGAACAAATGGCCACTCCATTTTCCTTACTTCAATTGTTCTCAACATTGAGTAGAGCAGGGTTAGTGTGGCATTTCTAACAGTAGAAGAACCTTTATAAGTATCAATGTTAGTGCGAAGGGTAGTCCGTTCATGTGGTTCGAGTGGTCTTGCATGTTCTACTTGTGGGCTTTCAATAGCCTCTTTAACTGCATAGGTTGGGTCGGTATCAGTCCGTAGAGTTACAATCGCATAGCGCATGACTAGCCCAATAAAGCGCCTATTCAGATTGGCTGCGGCTTCACCTGTAGCAAAGTTATCCTGTTTCTTTATTCGTTCCATTGTGTTCTTCATAATTTGAAGAACATCTGCTGAATTAACTTCTTTTATTGGCTTATTGCCGATTATCTTATAAATATCCCTTTCCATTGCCCCTTTAAAACGATCTACATATCCTTCGGATTTATACTTCATTTTTTCTTTAATGAACTCTTCTGTAACAGCCTTAAAGCTGTTATTGGCTGCAGCACGTTTTTCTTCTTCTTTCTGGTTTCTGTCTTCAACCGGATTAATGCCTTTTGCAAGTAAGGCCTTTGCATCTTCTTTTCGCTTCCTGGCATCAGCTAATGATACAGACGGGTACTCACCAAAACTAATAGTTCCTTCCTTACCATTTAAAGTATATTTAAAGCGCCATATTTTTTTGCCTGACGGTCGCACTTCTATATACAGACGTTCAGCGTCAAGAATGCGATACATTTTCTCAGTTGGCTTTAAGGTCTTGATTTTAGAGTCAGAAAGCATACGGGTAACGGGTAATGAAAAGAGGTTACCCGCCACGATACCCGTTTTTTGTGGAGATTAAAATAGATTATAAAAGATTAAAACAGACAAATAATTATGACTATCTATTGAATTGTATGGTTTTGGCAGATTGATACAGATTACAACAGATTAATATCTTTAGAATTGTTGAGAATGACGATTTTCATAAAAAATGACTTCTTCTTTCAAATAAGCGGTAAAAACATTGAGCTACATTTAAGTGCGAAATTTGCTTATTTCCCACATAAATCTCAAAAAGGGTTAAATTCGATTAAGCTATTATGCGTTAATAAAAGTTGAAAGTATTGTTTATCGATAATTATTTTTGTTTGGTTAGTTAAATATTATAAAAGGGAGAATTACATAATGGGTTATCAGAAGATCGTGGTTCCTGCCGACGGTGATAAAATTACAGTAAAAGCAGACCTGTCACTGAATGTACCAAATCATCCAATTATTCCTTTCATTGAGGGTGACGGTATTGGTGTAGATATTACACCAGCAATGAAAAAAGTTGTTGATGCGGCAATTTTAAAAGCCTATGGCGGCAAACGCTCTATTGAATGGATGGAGGTGTATTGCGGTGAAAAGGCCAATAAAATTTACGGTACTTATATGCCGGAAGAAACCTTTGAAGCGCTGCGTGAATTTGTAGTTTCAATTAAAGGCCCTTTAACTACACCAGTCGGTGGTGGCATTCGTTCACTTAATGTTGCACTACGCCAAGAACTGGATTTGTATGTATGTGTACGTCCTGTGCGTTGGTTCCAAGGCGTCCCTTCACCCGTTCAGCATCCTGAGTTAACTGACATGGTGATTTTCCGTGAAAACTCGGAAGATATTTATGCAGGTATTGAATGGAAAGCAGATTCTGAAGAAGCTAAAAAAGTTATTAAATTCCTTCAAGAAGAAATGGGGGTCACAAAAATTCGATTCCCTGAAGGATGTGGTATTGGTATTAAACCCGTTTCCAAAGAAGGAACACAGCGCTTAGTTCGTAAGGCCATTCAGTTTGCAATAGATAATGACAAACCTTCAGTGACTCTTGTTCATAAAGGCAACATTATGAAATATACCGAAGGTGCCTTTAAAGAATGGGGGTATGAGTTAGCGCTAGATCGTTTCGGTGGTGAATTAATCGATGGTGGCCCATGGGTTAAAATTAAGAACCCTAAAAATGGTAAAGACATCATTATTAAAGACGTGATTGCAGATGCTTTCTTGCAACAAATCTTGATGCGTCCTGCTGACTACTCTGTAATTGCAACCCTTAATTTAAATGGTGACTATATTTCAGATGCTTTAGCAGCAGAAGTAGGGGGAATCGGGATTGCGCCAGGTGCGAATATTGGTGGAGCTATTGCAGTGTATGAAGCAACGCATGGCACTGCACCTAAATATGCTGGGCAAGATAAAGTCAACCCGGGTTCAATTATTCTCTCTGCTGAAATGATGCTCCGTGATATGGGGTGGACAGAAGCAGCGGACCTGATTATTAAAGGTATTTCAGGGGCGATTGCAGCTAAAACCGTAACTTATGATTTTGAGCGTTTAATGCCAGGAGCGACCTTGTTACGTTGCTCAGAATTTGGCGATGCCATAATTCAACATATGGAAGATTAA